GGCGTACCGGGATTCGAATTTCCGGCCAAATCAACCGGCCTGGGGTAATGGTGGCGTTCAATTTCGCTCATGGCTTGGTTTCTTGTGAGTTTGGAATGGCAGCATCAGGCAAAGCAAAACGGCCGCTCCCAGGGACTCGCCATGCCCGGTCACCACGAACGGGAATGAGAGTCGACCTAGGTACGGCCGCAAGGTGCGATATCAGCCGTCGCACGGCGGAGCTTCATGCGCGGACCATTCGCGTGGTGACGTCCGCTCGGGCTGAATGCCCTTACACCGGTACTAGGGGCCAAGCACTCCCTAGAAGCCGTCCTCATGTCGAGATACCGACTAGTTCACGCAAAGTGTGGTGCGCGTCACGAATAGGCCCCGCCCCTAGGCACCCTCGCGCGAAGGCTCCGTGCGGCCGTCTGCGGGGCTCCGGGAGGTTGGCCGATGGGATTTACCGGCGGAGCCCTCAGAGGCCCGCAGAACGCTTCTCGGCGCGGTAGAAAGCCGTACGGCAGCGCGGGGCACAGAAGCGACGCGGACGGCCAACGCCATTCCATCCGGTGCTGTCGCCGCAGTGCGCGCACATCGCATCCCAGCGCACGTCCTCAGCCTCCGACCGGCGCTGTGCAAGTTCGTCTTGCAGCGAGCGGCACGAACTCACTGCCTGATCGCTGTAATCGCACACCTTTTGCCGCCCCCTCAGAGGCAGGAACTCACGGCCGCACAGTTCGCAGGTAATCAGCGTGGCGCGCGACCGGCGGTAGTCAGCTTGCCGACAAGCAGGCCCGCAGTACTTCCGGTGAGACCGGCCGCTGTCAGGGAGCCAGCGATGGCAGTACGCGCAGTCATGGCGGCGCTCGGTCATGGTGGGTCCTTTCCTGGCTCGACAGCGCGGGAGGGGTGCCGAGTGATGGAAGTGGCGAAAGGGGTGTCAGTTCGGTATTAGCTATAGGTTTCTTACGAGACAATAAAAAACAGTAACGTCAGTAAGAGATAGAGAACACCGGAAGTCGCGCCGCTCTCAGCGCTGTCTAGCCGCCCTGTGCGCTGCCTTCCTGCAACGGTCCGAGCAGTAGACGCGCGGGCGCCCCGTTTCCGGCTGTGTGAGCGCTGTACCGCAGGCCAGGCAGGTTCCGCCCGGGGTTTCCATGTCGTTGGCGCGAAGAGCGAGGCTGATCTTTCGCTGTACGGCATCCACCGTTTCTGTATGCCCCATCCCCACCATCCAGAGGGTCTGTTCGGCAAGGCGGAGCAGTCGAATAGCTTCGGCTCTGGTCACGGAAGTTGGTCCTTTCGTCGTTCAGGTGAGTCCGCAAACGGAAGTTGCGTCGCACGGCACTGGCCGTTAACGATGGGTTGCGTGACAGGGGTTGTCCGGGAAGTGACGTAACCAGGGAAAAGAAAAGGGCCCTTTAGTGGGGCCCGTTTCCTCAGACCAGCGCCAGACCGGCTTTTCGCTGTGCTTGCCGCTCCGCGTGGATACTCAGCAGACCGAGACGCTTCGCCTGGAGTCGCGCATCGTTGCCGAGGTTGTCCCGGAACGCTCGCGCCAGTGCGCCACGGTGGGAGTCTTCCGACGTCCACGACATGATGGTGTCCCAAATCTTGTCCGCTGCCATGCGCTGTCACTCCTCTTTGGTCGCGTATCCCTTCCGTACTTGCTGGGGGTCAAGCACTTCCAGCGCCGTGCGCGTCGACTCGGCCCCGCTGGCTTTCGCATGGGACCTGACTGACCGTCAGGACTATGGACGGTGCGTTGACGGTCAGTCAGAAAGTCCCTGTGTGGCCGTCTGCGCCTACGGCAAAGCCCCAGCGGACCAGGGAGGCCTACTGGGGCTGTGAGGGGCTGAGAGGGGCGCCTAGTAGACGTCCTCCATGCCACTTAGCTCGCTTGCTGCGTCGACGAAAAACGGTTCTCGAATATCGAAGCTAACGCGCGACTCATCCAGCTTGCGCCATCCGCCCGGCGTTCCTTGCTTTATGGTCAAGATTGCGCCTGCCTCATCGAGCATTCCGCGCCTACCGGTTACGTCGGCATGCCTCCATTCGTCTGCGTACAGTCGGCCGGTCCGGATTTCCTCGGTGCGAGGCTCCACCTTTTCGCGGCTTTCCAGTTCAGCGAGCCGCGTGTCAAGTGCGTCACGGTGTTGTTCCCATGACGCCATAGCCGCCATGGATTTGATGTTCTTCCGTTCCGCGCGGTGCGCTTCGTACTCAGCGAGGGTGGCGTCAATCTCGGGCTGAGGGTCATACCCAGGAATGACCCGAGAATGAGTGACCTCAAGTCGCCCAAGGATGCGCAGGAATTCGCGGGTCACGTATTCGTCAACCCAGTCAGCGCGAATGTTCATCGGGTGCTCGCAGATCTCACCCCGGGGAGAAGCCCCACACCGATACGTGGGACGTTGTCCGGGCTTTCCTTCCTGCCTGTTGAGGTACATTCGGCCCCCGCACGAAGAACAATGGGCGATTCCGAACAGGAGCGCATTAGTGTCACGCCGGATCGGATTACTGACGCTGCGCTCATCCAACATGGCTTGAATGGCGTCGAATTCAGCGCGAGTCAGGACCGGTTCACGCGTCGACATTACGGGCCGCCCCTCGCTGTCACGGACGGGCTTCCCGTCGCTGAGCTTCCACCCGATCAGGGTTTCGGAACGCAGAATGCGCGTGATGGTAACGGCGCTCCATTTCGTGGGTTCCTCGACTTCCCGCCCTTTGAACTTCGACCAGTGGTCAGCAGGGGAAGGCACGTTGTCGGCATTCAGCGTAAACGCGATGCTGTTTGCCGTTTCTCCTTCCATGACTGCCTTGATGATGCGCTCAAGGACCTTGATGGCTTCCGGGTCCTGCACTAGCGTCCAGCCGCCACCTTCGAGCGGAGCGGGAATGTAGCCGTACGGCGGACGGGAACCACGCCAGCGAAGAGGCATCACGCGCATTGCTGCCTGAGCGCCGGTGACGCGTTCCCGAATGGCCTGAGCTTCCATCTGCGCCGCGAAAGCGAAGAGCGTGACCATAAGCTGAGCCATAGGGTCCAGCGGATTGCGGAAGTCCAGCACCAGGCGCCCGCCCGGTCCTTCGGCAAACACAATCATTTTCTTGTGTTCGCGCGCCCATTTCGCAAGCTCGTGCATGTCGTCCATCGACCGGACGGCACGGTCAAAGCGCCAAAAGCACAGCACGTCAAAGTCATCAGGGCGAATAAGCCAAGACCCCAATTCCTTGCGCTCAAAAGGCGTCGTCTTGCTTGCGCTGACACCCAGGTCAACGGCTTCTCTGTCGGCAAGGTCAATCCCCAGCGATGCGGCGGCGCCCCGGTTGGCCTCCCGCTGGCGTTCCGGTGAGGTGGTCTCATCCGTGAGGACGGACAGGCGGAGGACAGACACGCCCCTGAGCTGGGTGGTGGGATGCATGCCGTTGCTGGGTGGCAAGGACTTCTTTGCTGCGCTGACCTGCGGTTTTGCTGCCATGGTGGCCGCTCCCCAGAACTACTAGTCGGGAGCCTTCGGAGATCCGAAGGCAGTGGACTTCCTGTTCTAGCACAAAGTCCCAGGTCAGCGCTTCAATTCAGCGCCAGCCCGAACGTACGGACCCGCCGAAAGAGCTCAACTGACGTAGCGTCAGCACACGTATCCTGGTCAGGACATAAAAGCGCCCCGGCGGGAAGGGTCAGAGCTTCCACACCGGGGCTTACCGACTGATTGGAGTCGGCATGCCTGAGCTTATCGGCGCTGAGACCTTGCGCCGCCTACCGTGGACCGGCCCCGGGGGCGTGGCGGAGTACGGAGCACCCGGGGAAGTGGACCGGATTGCGGACCGCACCGAAACGCACATCATCAGCATGGCGCGCAATGACGTTGCCTACGCGCTGACCATGGCGGAGCGCCCGGAAGTCTCGCGCGCCGAACTCTGTGTACTGATCGGCAAGTTGGCCGGTGTCGTGAGGGACGTTGCCAGCGTGGCGGAACTGAGGGGCGAACGGCTCAACGCTCCGGTGGCAAGGGCCCTTGAAGAAGCCTTGCGCGCGGCTTTGAGCCAGCGCTGAGCAGCAGGAAGCCCCGTAGCGGCTCCGGGATTCCCAGGGTCACTACGGGGCTTCCTGCTGCTCAGCGTTCGGGGTAGTCCGGATCGTCCTCGGCCGTCAGCAGGGGTGTGGATCCCTCAGACCAGTGGTTGACCCAACCGCAGAGCCCGCAGGCATAGCGGCCATTCACGCCGTGCACCTCAGCACCACAGTCATGGCACATAGTGGCCGTGATCTCTTTGCGTGCCAGAGCCTCCGTCGTATCAATGACGGGCATGGTTTCCGGCTGCTGTTTCTGCGCCATGCGTACACGGTACCCGCAGGGTCGGGACAAAGCCCGAGCCCCAGCCACAGTTTCCGCAGGCCCAATTCCCAGTCGCCCCTTGCTGGCAGGCGGCACCACAGTTGGGACATGCCATAGCTCAGTCCTCCATGAGTGTCATCGCGCGTCGCTGGTCTGTCTTCAGCCGCACGGCGTACGGCTGTCCGTTCGCGTCGTTCAGTGAGCCTTTGCAGTGGATGCACACTCCCGTCTCGTCATCCCAGATGACCAAGACTCGGCAGGATGCGCACACCCTTTGCGTCGGACCCGTTTCGGTGTCCATGCCCTGATCTTGGCCCCACAGCGAGGACGAATCAGCGTCCGTGCAGGGACAGTTGGGCCCTCCGGGCGCTACCTTGGAAAAGGCCCAAACGTCTCGGGGGAAGCCTTGAACACTGCCCTACGATCAGCTATGGACGCCGCGAACCAGTCGCCCCGGAAGTTGGCGGCGCGCATCGGGGTAACTGGGAAGACGATCGAGAGATGGCTTGCGGACGAAGAGCTCGTGCCGCACGCCCGGAACAGGCAAGACGCCGCAGAGGCGCTGGGAGTCGGTGAAGCAATGCTCTGGCCCAAGGTCGTAAAGGACCGCATCAAGACAGGCGGGGACCTAGAGATCGTCCACTCGTACCCCTACCGGTCGGCGTGCCCGTCAACGGTGTGGGCCGAGCTGATCAAGAACACCCGCGAGGATTTGTTCCTTGCCGGGTATACGAATTACTTCTTCTGGACACAGTTTCCCGCATTCGCTGAAACTCTACGGAACAAGGCGCAAAACGGCTGCCGTATCCGCTTCCTGCTTGGGAACCCGGACGGCGAGACCACACGACAGCGCGAGGTGATCGAGGATGTGGCGCTGAGCGTCTCCACGCGTATCCGGATCACCCTTGGCGAACTATCCAAGCTCGGGTCGCTAGAGGGGCTGGAAGTCCGTTACAGCGCGCCGGAGGATGCGACTAACCATGTGAGCCTTTCGGTCTTCCGGTTCGATTCCGAAGCGCTCGTGACTCCGCACCTTGCCCGGTTGGTTGGGCATGACTCGCCACTCTTGCACCTACGGAAGCAGGACGAACGTGGGATGTTCTCGCGCTTCGCAGAGCACGCGGAGGAACTATGGGACCGGGGCCAACGGCTACCGACAGACGGCGCATAGAAACCCTGCCGTGACTCCGGGAACACCCCCGATCAAAAGCAAGAGACCCCGTACCGGCCAGATGGCTAGTACGGGGTCTCATGTCATGCAGCGGCCTTATCGAGGTATCTACGGCCGGTGCGAGCGGACACACCAAATTGCTCGGCCAACATGGGACCGGTCACCTTCCGGCCACCAGCGGACAGCCGGTCAATCGCAGCGCGAATAGCGTCCGGGGTCGGCGGAAGGGAATCGGCCGTGTCCGGGGTCGCCCGGTCGTTGTCGGCAACACTCTCGGCCACGTCCGGCGCGCTGTCCTCAAAATCGACCCATAGGTCATCCGGCGGCCAGTTGTCGGCAAGGCTCTCAGCGGCCACGTGCGCGGCGTTAAGCGGCTCGACGGCCACGGGGTCCGGCGCATTGCCCGCAGCGCGCTGTACGGCCGTCCTGGGCACCGCAGCGAGGTGGAGCATATGTGCCACAGTCAGCGGCGGAACGGCGGAGGTAGCGGCCACCAGAATTGCACTGCCGGTCATGTAGCCGGACGCTATGAGGTGAGCGACAACCTGTGCGGCCAGCGCCAGCGCAAGGGCAATGCCAGCACCGATTAGGGCGGACACTCGACCGGCCACACCCTTGGGCCGAGTTGCCGCAATGACCGCAGCGACGGCAGCGTAAACGGACAGCGAGACAGGCATGAGCCAGGCGATATCCGGCGACCATCCCGCGCTGACGGCTAGGGCGTATTCACCAGGGGCGGACATGGCCAATGCGGCCACCAATACAACCGGGCGGCCAACAATGGCAGCGATTCGGGCGTAAAGGGGAAGCTCGTAATTCATTTCGTCTATTTCCTTTTTAGGCATAAAAAGCGCCGGCTCGGGGCTATTCCAGCTTTTCCGCATACCGCTGCGCGGCGTCCTGCGTAAGCAATTCGTGCGAGGTTTCCCCGCTGGCGACTGCCCGGACCATTTCCGCTTCCGCCTCGCTCAGCATGCCGTGCGTCAGCAGGAAGGGAAGGCCCAATTGCGGGAGCAGCGGCAGAGTGTCAGCGAGCCCGCCGTATGGCATCACCTCGCGCCACTCGCTCGCGCTCCGCCGGAAAAGGGAGGCTTGCGCCGCGCGTTTCGATCTAGCCACGCTTACCGCCTCCGGAAACCAGCGCGTAAGGGCCGCGTGTTCCTAGCCGCTGATAGCGCGGGATCCCGTCATCCTCCACATCGGGCAGCGCCAGGGCAGCGCAGAGACGGGCAAACGCGATTCTCATTTGGCGCGCTTCCACCACGGCGGGGTTGGGCTTGTTATCTCGCATCACACCGTTCTGGCGAATGTCGGCGTCAAGCGCATCGAGCGTATCGGCGCATCGGGCAACTTCGAGTAGCTGGCGTTTTTCGAACGCGTTCAATTCGTAGTCAGCAGTCACGGATTCCCAAACGGTCCGTCCGCTGTCACCGAGCGTAGCGACAGCCTCGGCGTACTCCGTATTCATATTTCGTCACTTTCTCGGCCAGCGAGCCCGTTTCATTCGTTTCAGGAGTTAGTTTGTGCGCGGGGTCAGTGGGGCCGGGTCCCTGAAAAGCGCACTCTTTGGGATCTACCTGCCCCCACCCCCGCATACATAGGTGGCACTACTCGTGACGCCGGGACCAAATTGGCGACGCAGAGTAACCAGCCAGGTCGTCTTAATCGTCGTCGGCCAATCCCTCAGCGCTGCACAGAGAGCCAACCTTGGGCAGCATGCGGAATTCCCACACCAGTGCCGCGCGCTCGTTTGCACCACCCAATATCGGCGCTATGAAAACAGCCCAGCACATGACGACGGAGGTAGCGGGTCCCGTCACGTGCTGGGCTGCTGGTGGTGCTAGCTCTTACAGAGTGTTCGTGATCTTGAATCCCGATCCAGACAACACCGACACAGCGCCCGGATAGCGCGCAGCTGTAAAGGCCATGTATTCGTACGCGCGAGCCAGCAACGAGAGGTTGGCCGCGTATGTCTGAGGGAACACCTCAAAACGCGGGACGGACTCGTAAAGGCGAATCTCGCTACTGCGAAGCACAAGCGCACGATCCTCGTCCGAGCCAGCACCAAGCGTCAGCGGCATCCCGCCATCGATATACACATTGAGCCCACAGAACCGGCCAATGGGCCCTTCGGTCGCCAGGAGAGGCGCCAGCACACCCATGCTATTAGTCGGCCCATTGTCGGCCGGGACCAGCAGCGGACGGCCGGTCGAATCCTTCTGGGCCATGAGCCACACTGCGCGCCTGGGTGCCAGCACGAGGGAGTCCGGCGCCTCGAAAGTAGACGTGAAAACCTGCCCGATTGCCTTGAGCACCGCAGCCTGAAACGTGGCGCCGTCAGTGCCAGTCCAGCTCACCTGACCGGTGCCAGCGAGAGTCAGCAGGCCGGTCGCATTCCCGCCGGTACCGCTGCCGGAAATCACCTGCGCATTGACCTTAGTTGCGAGATCAGCGGCGAGATCGCCAAGTATGACGTCGTCGACGTTTAGCGGGCTCTGCTCCGCGAGCTGGAGAGAAATTTGCTGAGATCCGGCCAAGGTGATCACATTGGCGGTAATCGCCGCAGTGGTCATGTCGACCTGGGTCACAGCCGTATTCTGCGTGCCCTGAAGGCCGGTAGCCGTGCCGGTCGCAACCCTCGGAATGTTGAGCGAGTCGGTTCCGGCGGGCAGCATGTCGCAAACCGCGAGATCCGCCGTGACCCTCTTCGGGCGAGCCAGCTTGACCCAGGCGGACTCCATCCACATCGGGGGGACGAATTCACCGGCATTGCCGTTCGTAGTCGACAGCGCGCGGCCTTCCTGGCGCCGGGCATCGGCCACCTGCCGAGCATTCCGCTGGAGACGCTCACGGGCCGCAGAGTCGCCGTTCTTCGCAACGGCATAACTGTCAAGGAACCAGGACGCGTCCTTGGTATCCCGGCGGTAAACGGCGGGCTCGCTCGTGATGCGGGCGGAACCGGTCGGCATGGATGCTCCAGAGTTATTGCGGGCGGCAGCGCCAGGTGCGTAGCGGCGGGCAGTCTCAATGGCGGCATCGTTCATGCGCGCTTGCTCCGTCAGCTCTTCGATTCTCTCGTCAAAATCAGCGACAGACTTTGCGTGGTTACGGACCTGGAAAGTTTCGGTGGCGTCGAGCGCCCGCTTTTCCTTGTCCGCACGGTCCATGATGGCGTTCATTCGGGACTGAGCATCGGCCCGGTTACTGCGCACCATCTCGATTATGTCGCGCTTATCCATTTAGATCTCCTTCTGAAAAGAGCCGGTGCGCCTCACGGCCAGCGGGTAGTAAATTTACTATGTGCTCGTACTGCGCTTCCGTGCGTGATATCGCTCGCGGATATATGCGGCTTGGCACGGTCGGCAATACCCGTGATGCTGCCTGCGTCGGTCCTTACGACAGGCCGGAGTGAAACAGCCCTCGTGTTTCCAGCGTTGGCAGCGCGAGCAACGCAGCAGCGGCCAGCTATATGGCACGGTATTCAAGGCGGATACGGTCACACGCTGTGCGATGCGCAACAGGATTCGCCGAAAGCTGATCCGCAAGTTCCTGCGCCTCTCGCAGCGAGATTCCGCGCCGCTGGAGAGCGTTGACAATCTCTTCTTTCGAGCTGGCAGCCAGCGAATGCATGTCGCGGACGGCGTACTGAGTAGGGGTCATGGTTCACCCCCCTGCGACCGGTCGGCGTGCACGGTATTCGAGAACGGCTCCGCCCAATCGGCGCTCTACAGCCAGCTTGCGGAGCTCCGTGCCGGAATCGACCGTGGCAAGTGCGAGATCCAGTAGCGGGTGAGGCGTACCGTCCGGCTGGATTGGTCCGCCGTCGGCGTCGATTCGGTCGAACATGGCCAGCGAATAGCGAGTAAGCCGCGCGCGCAGTGTCCCGCTGTATTCGAGAGTCTCAGTAGTGGGCGTACCGGGATTCGAATTTCCGGCCAAATCAACCGGCCTGGGGTAATGGTGGCGTTCAATTTCGCTCATGGCTTGGTTTCTTGTGAGTTTGGAATGGCAGCATCAGGCAAAGCAAAACGGCCGCACCCAGGGACT